TTTGGCGTTCTTTAGCACTCTGAATGCGGGTCCTTCTGCGGTCGTTAAACATCATGACATTTTTTCCTTTACTCTTTTAGCGTTTTTTGCTGTTGTGCAAGACAAGCAGTGTCCTCTATTAGATAGGAATTCAACAGGATTCATAACGACACCGCAAGTCGGACAAGGTGATGAGCCATTATACATAGTGGCATTAGAAGCAATTAATCCTGCTTGTAACTCCATCGTTAACATACCGTCGCCGTCATTCATAGGTTAGTACCTTTCTGGATCCCATTCACCAATTCGTTTTTGATATCCGTAAAAAGGATCTTTTGCTCCTGGCTTTCTAGCCTTTAACATCTCTTCATACTGTATTGGGCTAACTCTTTTTTTACGTTCTACGTTATTTACCTCTTCAAGATAAGACATCTTTCGCTTTGGATCATCACCACGATCAGGAACTATAGTTGGCATTAGTTACTCCCTAGTGCATTTCGTTCGGCTGCTTGGTAACCAGCAACACCGCCAGAGTACCAGGATACTCTTGGTTCGGCATACTTTCTGTCGATAGTTACAATGTCATCAATACCAAGTTGACTGCGATCTCCGTAGCCATACCGTTCTGGAAATAATTGAATTTGTGGTAGCGGTGGTCTGACCATCTCTTGAATATCTTTTCCAGGTATGTTCATAACCATGAGAGCCTGTTGTGTAAGACGTTCTTGATTGGATGCCCATGGTCCTAGATAAGAGTACCTCTTGGCTACCTTGTCAGGTTGTACAGGTGCACGCCATGGCTTTGTATAATCATAAACGCCATCAAATTTCTGTGTCATCCTATTGCTCCTCTATGAGTTACCCAGGATGTTGCTTGTACTTTATTTGGTACATCAACACCTAACTCTCCAGCAGCATGCTGATACGCATGAACGAAGTGCTTGTATCTACCCATTGAACTTAAGCCTAGATCTTGAGACATAGTTCCTGTCTGGCGTGGAACTTTTAACTCTTCTAAATTCTTTGGCTTTCCTGTTCCAGCAAAAGGTCTGCCCATTGCAATGTCGTATGCATGACGATCAATTGTTACAGGCTCCTTATTACTTGGATCATTAATGTTCTTGAAGAAACTAGTTACTTTGTTTCCACCTAATACTTTTTCTGGCTCTTCACCTGCGTGAATTCTTTGGGCTTTCGCAACATTTGCTGGAAGGAGGGCGCTCTTAACATCGCCAGTCTTTACTAACTCCTTTGCCTCTCTAACATTTCTATCCCAATCACTTAATGGGGATAATGCCGCAATAATTCCTGCGCCACGTTTTGTGTCTCCACCACCAAGTTTGGTTGCTTCCTCATGTGCCTTTTCATACCATTGATGTCCGCCTTCAACAAATGCGGGAGATGCTTCACGGTACTTTTTAATAACGTTTTCTACATGGTCTTTAAACTGTGCTTGAGCAATATTCTGATCCCAACGACCGTGGGGATTTACTCCAAAGTAAGCCATATTATGCCCACGCAGGTCTCAAATAAGCAAGCATTGCTTGACGTCTTGCGTTAATTTCTCCAGGCTGATCTGCAACAGTGTTTGCTTTACCATCATTTACTAAATGAGGAGCAGGAGTTAGTTGTGTCTGTGGTGCGCTTCTTTCTGATCTATAAACAACTGCACCATTTATATTTACTAACTTTGCTTTCATTTGACGTTCAATGCCAGTCATTGGATGTATTTGTTCTGGCCAATAATACATAGAAGGTTCAATGCGCTCACCCTTGTGAACACCACGTTGATAGGCCTTCTGATTTACACGGTTCTTAATAGAGTCTAATAAACGATCATCTCTTCGAGATCGCATTGTTCCAAGATAACCATCTGGATATTCTGCAGAAGGAATACGACCAATACCCATGCGAGATTCATCAATTGCACTACGGGCTATAGGAGTTCCTGCACCACCCTGATTGTTATAGCCGTAAAGACCTCCACCACCAAGAGATTGCCAGTTTTGTGATGCTGAAAGATTATTAACTCCACCAGCCATTACACACCTCTATCTCTGCGGTTTTTTGCAATGGTTGCATAAACCTCATTTACTGAAATTTTTTTACCTTTATATGTAGAACCACGACTTATCTGAGATTGTTCTGCAAATTCTTGAGCCTTTGGTTTTGGTTCCATTCTTTCATACTCTGCTGTTCGATGTGCGCTTGCTACAAACTCTGGATTAGATTCAACACCAGGAACTTTGCGACCAAAATAAACATTACCACCCTGTGGGCGTCTTACATCTGTTCCACCTAAATCATAACCAGCAATTTGTTTGTTTTCTACACCAGCAGTGCGTGCACCTGGAAGGGTACTGTGTTTAACACTTATATCTGCAAATATTTTTCCACCAGTTTTCCATGCACCCTGATAAACATCGCCTGTTGCTTTTGTTTTATTTTCTTTTTTAAAACTCTTTGCTTGTTCTGCAGTATATGGTGCGTCAGTAATCTTTTCAGCACCAGGAATTGAAACCATAACTCCAGGACCTTTAGGAGATTCACCAGTCTTAAAACTTCTGCTGGCTCCACCTTCGTTGGCTAAATTAGCAAATTGTTCATTACTAAGCATTTGGGTTTCTACCACCAGAGTTAGGTGTAACTGATGTATTTGTAGAAGTATCATCCCAATTAAATGTTGTGCCAGCAGTTTTTTTAGATAATGATAAAGGTCTACCACCACCAATGCTTCTATTTTTCCATGCAGTTGCTTGAGCAGCAGATCCTGCTGTAGAAGAACTAAATGATAGCGGCGTATCTACATCTGGCGTTTGTGGCGTCATCGAGTTGTTAGCGCCGAATTGTGAATTCGACAATGATGCCATTTTAGTAGTCGCTGCCCATTCCACCTTGGAAGTTAGGATTTTGACGTCCTGATACAGAGGGAATAGTTCTTGCATTAGTCATAGTTGAACCTGCACAAGGATCAATGCAAGGCATTGATGCAGTAATTCTATGTGCAGCACCTTTGCGCTCAGACGCTGCGGCATCTGCTACAAGTACATTCTTTCTATTTGCTTTTGTACCATACATTGGCTGTGCTGCTTGAGTATTCTTCTTTGGCATCAATGTACCAACAGAAGGTGTACCACTTACATTAGTAAATGTTGCATTTGCACCAGATGGGGTGTATTGATCTGGGCTCATATCTTTTTTCATTTTAGTACCTGCTGACTCTAGATGGTTTGAAGGTGCGCCCATGCGACGTCGCATTGCGTGACCCATATCTGTCCAATTTGCCATGGTGACTCCTTAGTGTATGTCTAAGGATAGAACTAAATTAACTTGCTGTAATGACGAATACAATGGCGGAAATTTCTCCGTCACGAGATTCAATAGTGGTAAAGCCTGGTTTGCAGGTTAAATCTAAACCTCTAGGGGCTACATAGCCACGAGATATAGCAATTGCTTTTACTGCTTGGTTTACTGCCCCTGCACCTACAGCACGTAACTTTACTTCGTGCTTTTCGTAAATAGCATGAGCAATTGCTGATGCAACGCTTTGAGGATTTGAACTTGCACTAACTCTTAAAAACGGTTCGTCATTAGAAACAGGGATTTCAGGTGAAGTTGTCATGTCTAGTAGTCCTTTGGGTCGAATTTATGTACCGCTCCTAGAATATAGGGTAAGGCTAAAGTCTTGGGGCGTCTCTGTATTTAGGATCTTTCATTTGTTCGGCAACTGCCTTCTCGACCTCATTATAGAAGTTTTTTCCTAAGAGCCTTGCAAGAGCGTAAGAATCTGCGGCATTGTCATCATTAAATTCTATGCCCCATCTCTTGTATATTTGTAGCAACATCTCTTGTTTTTTTGCATTACCTTTTCCTGCAGCAAACTTTTTTAAGGTCATAGGTGGAACTTTTAAGGGAAATTTTCGAGGATCATCCTCTTCAAAATAATCAAAAATAGTTAGTCTGACGGTGGCTGACAACTCTCCCAATACGAGGGCTGCATGACTAGCAAGAACGGTGCCCTCCATTGCTATGTCTAAAATTGTATTATTATTTTCTTCAAGATAATCTAGATGATCTACTAACCATTGTCTAATATCAGCAAGTCTTTCAATTCCAAAATAAGGTGATTTATAAACCCATGTAATATATTTTGTTGGATCATCAAATTGAAGTGCGGTTAATGCAAAGCCAGTAAGTGATTGATCTATTCCTATTGTTACGTTGCAGTCTTTAGGTAAATTACCATCAATCGCTTTGGTTGGCACGGCGTTCTCTTTCATCTATGACCATTTGCACAGTCCCTAGATAACCCGCCCCATCAACTAGGTTGTCTCTCTTTTGTTGGTGAACTTCACGGCAAATTTTTACCCAAGCCATTGCTAATCCAACCTGCTCTTCTGTTACATCTGTACCAAAAATTACTTCCCAACCTTTAGCAATACGATTAAAATTATCTAATGGATGATCATAAGATTTGTTACGATCTCCTGTAATTAATCTTTGAGCCTCTTCAAGTATTGTTTCTTTATCCAAGTTCAAAGTATGCTCCTTTTATTAAATAATTACTTGCTGGTTTTGTTAAAGATAGCAAGTAATCATATGTCTCTTTAAATGAGTTACGTTTGTTTAGTGACCACCAAGCAGAAAGTGCTGCAGTTGAATTGGATGTTCCGACAGATGTTTTAATAGAGTTATCTAACATGCGAGAAATGTAGTTGTCTGGAATGTAGATGTCTACTTTTCCTTTTGCGTTACTGTATGTTTGAATAGTTCCTCCAGAGGTAACTGCTCCAACAGAGACTACTTCTTTCCAACATGCTGGAGTAAAAACTTGTTTTGTATTGCCATCATTCCCAGCAGCGGCAATTACAGGAACATTTACTTTCTTTAAAAGACTTACTTGTTTTTTAAATGTGGTTGACACATTGCAGGTGTTAAAGGTATTGCCTTGAGAGAGACTTACAACAGAGATGTTGTATTTCTTTTGATTCTTTGTTATCCAAACCAATGCATTATCAATATCCTCTGTGTAATAATCTGCGGGTTTTCCTTTTGGATCTATACCGACAATTCTAATTAAAATAACTTTTGCTTTAGGATTAACTTGAGTAATTATAGAAAGCATTCGAGTGCCGTGGCCTAAAACTTTGTTATTAGAAACGGGGATATTAGCGGCCCCTTCACCTTCCATAAATTTTTTGCCATTTGGACAGGTGAATTCAGAAACAATACAAACCTCATACACAACATTATTTTTAAATAACTCTGTATTTGTTCCAGAATCTATAACTGCTATAGATTCTAAAGAGTCTGCCTGTACTGGTACTACCTGTAAGCCAAGTAGTACCAGCGCAAGAACTAAGGATTTTTTAGTCAATTAACCAGCCATTAAGTAAGGTATAAAATCTATTTAAATACCTTTCTATTAATGCAAGTTTGCCTTGGATGTTTGCTTGAAGTTGAGCCCTTGTTTTTGGCGTTTCAAACACTGCCATTTCTTTTATCAAACCATCAGTTGCAGAAATAGTTGCTCCAGTAGTTGGTGTGATTTTTGGATTAAAAATCATTTGACCATCTACAAAATTGTCTGGACCAAAAGTAACTTCAGTTGAATCAATTGTGGTTACTAAAGTTGCGGTGTCAACTGTTTCGGTTCTAGTTACTGGCACAGAGCCTTGTGTAAATACCTGTGCTTGTGAATCGTATCTAACAACCTGCTCTGGTGTTGGATTTTGTGTAAAAACACTTCCTTGATTTTGTCCAGTAACAGGATTTACAGGTATTTGCAATACTAATTTTTGACCAGGAAAAGGAGTGTCGTTTGGCATTACTCCACCCCAAGAACCATTAGGTCCACATACTGCAGGACCACAAACAATTACGTTTGTTACAACTCCATCAGAATTAACAACAGCATATGTTGCTTGATCCTCTCCTGCATATGCAGATACTGTTGACACACCAGTTAATACAAGTGTGGCTAATAATATATTGATTATTTTTTTCATGTTATGAATGTATCCCTCCGTCCCATTCGGGACTCGTTTGTTCTCCGTGTTATTTCCCTCGAAACTAAAG